GCAGCTTCAGGGCACGCCCGCTCTTGTCACTGTTCAGCGACTTCGCAAAAATCTTCAGTTCCTCGGTGCGCCACTCCACCTCGTTAGCCACGGGTCGCCTCACATATGACGTTGACGGCGATGCCGAGCATCGAAGACCCCTGCGCGGCTGGGTAGAGGCGCGGCTGGTCCATCTCTGCGAGCGGATCGAGGAGGAACTGTGTCGAACCGTCGATCGCGTTAGCAACTAGTTCCGCCAGGTTCTCGGTGGCTTCCTCGGTGGCTGTGTTGGTAGACATGCCGCCCAGGCAGACCACAACAAGGTTGATGCGCTTGCGCCCGAATGCTTGGGCGCGCTGACGGAATGGAGAGCCGGCCGCGACCCAGCAGATCGGTGGCGTGAACGTTTGCGGGATGACGGTCACCGCTCGCACGCCCTCGACGTCGTTGAGCAGGGCAGCCAGAGCTTCGCGTGCTTCGGTGAGGTCACTCACGCGATGCCCAGATCAGGAGTGCACCATCGTGCGAGCAGCGACCGGATGCCACCAAGCGGGTCAGCACCCATCCGCTGAGCTACCGGCTGTCCGGTGCCATCCGGCAGGATCTGGGTGCCAAACGGGGCTTTGGCGCGTGCGAACAAATCGGTGGCACACCGGAGGATCGCCGAGTCAGCGATCTCGTCAGGTACCGGGTTGTCCGCATTGAGCAGGTTTGCGTCGATGTACTCCACGACGTGAATCTCTGCCTCCGCGAGTACACGTTGGGCAGTGGTCTGATCGCTGGCGTCAGCTCCCGCCTCAGCGAGAACATCCATATAGGTGACGCTCATGCTGCCTCCAAAGCTCGGAACGCGGCTTCCCAGAGGGGAGCAGTTTTGTCGATGGTGTGAGACTTGGCGTGCTCGCGCGCGGCGACCCCCATGGTGTTGCGGAGGTCCGTGTCTTCGAGGAGAAGGTTGATCCGATCAACCCACTCGGCTTCCGTGTCCACTAAGAAGCCGTTCACACCGTCGACCACGTACTCGCGGTAAGGGCCGACGTTCGACGCGATGACGGGGATGCCGAGGGCGTTGTACTCGATCGCTTTGATGGGCGACTTGGATCGGGTGAACGGGGTGTCGAGCAGAGGTGCAAGGCCGATGTCGAAGTCGATGCCGGAGTAGTACTCGAGCATCGACTCACGCCAGGGGGTGAACCGGTTGTGGTTCAATCCGAAGTCTTTGCCGTAGTCCACCCCTACCGAGTGGAAATCGATGTCGCCGCGGTGGTCGGTGACGGTGCGCAGGGCTCCGATGATTGAACGGAAGTCGTCATGGTGCGACGAACCGCCAGCCCATCCGATTGTTGGTCGGTCTGCGCGCTTACGATCGGTGGTGATTAGTGCCGGGTCAATCGCGTTCGGGATGACGACGACATTCGGATTGAACTTGCGCATCGCGTCTGCGAGGTGTGGCACGGTTGTGGTGACTAGGTGCGCGTGGCCGAGCGCCGACTCCATCCAATACCGGGTCATGTCGGTGATTTGTAACCGTGCAGGGTTGGACTCATCCATCGACCACAGGTCGTCGTCGGTCTCCCAGATGAGCTTCACTCCCGACTGGCGCAGGTTGTACCAGAGCGTGTCGATCGCCTGCCCGCCGATGCGCTGACCCATCACAATGCGGGCACCCTGCATCGACGGGTGCTCGTCCTGCGTGTAGTCCGTGTGCGTAGCCAGATGACCACGGCGGTTCAGCCACTCGAACGGCAACCGCACACGGTAGTACCCGCACGCCCCACCGTCCTCGAACGCGTAGACGTCGAGAGGGTCGACCATGCCCGGTTCGTGGCGCATGCACTCGGGGCCGGGCCACCCGTCGATCAGACTGAGCGCCCTCGCCGGCACCGTCCCGATCCACCGCTCAGCACCAAACCGTGTCGACGTATCGACCGGGCCGAGCTTGCGCAGATGGTCGGCGGTCGCCCACCAGTAGTTCCCGCCGAAGAACGGCGACTCGACATCGAACCACTCCTCAGGGGTGAGCCAGTGCGCGCCAACAAGATCGTGTGTCTCGAGCGACATCAGGTTCTCGCGCCAGTGCCCGATGACGTGCCGGGTCAAACATGCCCGCCATGCGTCCGAGCACTCGAGCGGAAAGCCAGCACCCTTCGTGTGCGCGTACAGCACGGGGATGTCAGTGAGCCGATCCGGGATGAGGGACAGGGTGCGGTCCTCGAAACCATCAGGAAACTCCACTACCTCCCACCCGTCAGGCAGGTGCTTGATCGCCTCGGCTCGATTCTTGGGACTGCCGACGACTCCGCATGTCACGCGGTAAGGGACACCGATCCGGTCGAGCGCGTTCAGGTGCTCCGCGAGGGGTCGGCCCCAGTCGCCGTCAGCGTATAGGTGGTAGAAGTGAATGAAGCGATCAGTCATGCCATGCCCTTCATGCCGTGCCCATTACGTCGGAGTGGTAAGTCAGTGTTAGATAGCGATGCCCAACGATGTACTCTGTAGTTATGACTGATGAACCCGAGTACCTGACGATTGCCGAGGTTGCAGCGATCCTGAAGGTCGATAAGAAGACGATCCGACGCCGCATTGCCGCAGGAGAACTACCAGCCGTAAAGATCGGGAGCCGTGCGCCTGGCAGTGCCCGTGACACCCGACAGATCCGCATCCTCGCGTCCGCGCTCCCGCAGATTCTCGAACCGATTCGCGGAACCGAGAGGGTCGCACTCCCGAGTGTTATCGCCCCGGACGAGAAGACGTTGCTGAGCAGGGCCGGAGAAGTCGTCAACTACACGTTCTGGCCACTGGGTAGGGATGGGGGGACGGTCATCGTCGGGCGAGGTGAGATAGTCGCTCACGAATCCAGCCATGATGGAAAGCGTGGTGGTCCGATGCTTGAGGCCGAATCGGGAGAATGGATCAGCATCGATGGCGAATACGTCGTGTCCACTGAAGGTAAGCCCCTGAGCTTTCACCCGAAGCCCTCTTGAGAGGGGCGACGGGTGGGCATGACAACACCCGTCGCCCCGGCTCTGCTACAGGGTGCTCTGCGCCCAGTTGCCGACGAGTTCCCAGCCGACGTCGATGGTGGGCGAATCCGCTGTCGCCTCACCACCCTCACCGCCGACCCACTCGTCAGAGGTGGGGGCCGAGACGGTCGCCGTGACGGCGAACGACGGTCGGCCAGCGCCCGAGCCCTGCGGAAGGAACACGCCCGTCACGGTGGAACCGATGGATGCCGGCGAGTTAGCCAACGTCCACACGGACCCAGTTGTGAAGTTCTGCAGAACCGTCATCTTGAGGGCCTTGGCCCCACCAGAGCGGTACTCCGCGAACGTCTGCGACGACTTGTCCGACTTGCCCAGCGATGCGGAGGTGGTCTCAGTCGACCGGTCCTCGCCTGCCAGGATGAGGATGTACTGATTCGGGATACCCCGAACGTCACCGAGCGCCATCCTTCACCTCCTTTTTGTTGTCCGACTTCTCAGCCGTATCTGTGATTTCCGGTTCCGGCTCCGACTGGGCCGGTGCAGGGTTTGCCCGCACCGACCCGGTGAATGAACCGTCCGGCCAGCGGACGGCCATGATTTACGCTGCCGTCAGCTCGACAACAGCGCCCGACTCAACGGTCACCGTGCCGAAGTAGCCGGCGTACGCGACCTGCAGACCCAGCACGCTGGGCTCGGTCGCCTGGAGGGTGCCGACACGCTGCTCGTAGGCCTCGACCGCAGCCGTGGACCCGAGGTACGCCTTGCCCGCACCGAGACCAGCCGACAGGATCACCGGGAGACCCGAGATCGTGCCAAGGACACCGGTTCCGTAGTTCGCGGCGGAGAGGCCCGCAGACTGCGAGTTCTGCGCGTTGTACGGCTGGAACAGCGGCCCGAACAACTGCAGCACGGTCGGGGAGACCGCGATGAACAGACGACCAGCGCCCTTCGTCTTCGCGAACACCGTGCCGGTCGCCGTCCAGATCGCCTTCGCGATCGAGGTCTGCGACGCAGCCGACGCCAGACCATAACCAGTCGTGCCCGTCGCCGCCGCCGCGACAGCAGCCGCGAACACAGCTTCCGTCTCGATGGCGTACTGGCCGGCGAGGTCGTTCACGACGGTGTCGAGAATGCCGGGGTTCGAGAAGTCGATGTTCTGGCGCGACACGTTGACGTAACCGCCGTAAGTGTCGACCTTCCCATCGAGTCGGGTGATGATCATCTTCTGCGACTCGAGCTCGGTCTTCTCGTTCGCGCCGCCCGAACCTGCCGTGCCCTGGATGCCGACAGCGGTGTGCTGCGTCACCTTCGGACGGTGGAAGGTGGACGACGAGACCGGCTGGGTGCCGAAGAACGACACCAGCGGGCGGGACTGGTCGATGAAGTTGATCAGTCCACCGACGATCGGGTCGGGCACGATACCCGGGTTGTCCGAGGTCTTCTGGTGCTCGGCCGCACGCTCGTACGCCTCGTACCGAGCAGAGGCGGCACGGTCACCCATGGCACCTGCGTACTGGTCCAGGATGCGAGCGCCAGCAGTGCGGTACTGGACTGCACTTTCGGAGCGTCCACGGATCTGCTCGAGGGCCTGGTTCACCTCGCCGGCACGCTTATGCGCCGACTCGGTAACTTCGCGGGTCTCGTACAGGGTGTCGAGCTGCGACTTGACCTCATCGACGCGCGAACGAGCCGCCTTGACCAGATCGATCTCCCCCTCGGAGAGGTCGCGCTGACCTTCCTCGGCGGAACGGATGAGACCAGTGATGAACGCGGTGCGCTCGTTGATCTCGGTCTCGAGTCGGGACACCATGGTGTCCTGGTAGTTCTGTCCCATGATGGGACTCCTTTCGTTGGGTTGATTTGCAGAGGCCCCAGACGGGCTTGCCCCAACGGGCGGATTGGTCCAACGACCGGATGTAGCTATGAGCCCAGTCGGCTCAGCGCGCAGCAAGCTCCCTGAGCATTGCTGCGGCAAAATCGAGGTTCGGGGTGGGTGACTCTTCGATCGGTTCGCCGGTCCGAACGTTCAGGACGCTGGCTCCCTCATAGGCTGGCTCGGGAGTCAGGGCAACGTGTCCGAGGAATGCGCGGTAGAACCGCATCACCCCACCCTTGACAGCCATGTCCTGCGAACGGGCTGCGAACGAGATGGACGAACGAAGCACACCGTCTGCGGCGAGCTGCAGCGACTCATCCCCGAGTGGAGTCTTCGAAACCTTGAACGTCGCGATCAGTCCGCGCTCGTTCTTCGTGTCGAAGGACACACCGGCACCGATGACGCGCTCTCGCGAGTGGTCACGGTTCAGGGTGATCTGCTTTGTGCGGGACTCGATGCCCTCGAACGAACCGGGCATGAAGCTCTCACGCTCCGCCTCGGGACGCCAATCGGGGACGTTGGCCTCTTCGTTGTACGGGACAGCGATCAGCGAGATCTCCCGCTTCCCGAACGCGACATCATCGATCACCGCCGCGCGAATGTGCTGCTCACTCATCATTCCTCCTGTCCGGTCAACGCCAGTGGGGCGATGTCACCGTTCATCCGTTCCATGGTTCGAATCTCGGGGCCAGTGATGACATCCGGGATCTCGCTGAGTGTCTTGTAGTAGGTGGCCCGGTCCACAGCGGACGGGCGGGTGTATGCGTCACGATTCAGATCGAACATCGTTCCGCGCGGAAGCGCCCACCGCGAGATCGCAGCAGTCACAGCGCTGACCTTCGGCCCCAGCGATGCACGCTCGTGGAAGTCGAACAGCGAAGACACGTTCGAATACGTCATCGAGTCACCACCCGAGGGGAGACCAACCAAGAAGGGAGGCACACCCAGGAGAATTGCGATTCGAGAGTCGGTGAACTGCGCGAGCTCCACCAGCGCCATCTCTTTCGCGGACTTCGTGGGAGGAGCGTCAAGCTTCGCCCCGCCCGACATGATCGCCGGCTGACCGGGGCGATCCGCGCGAGTCTCGATATACCCATCGAGAACCCCGACTGCCTGATCTTTCGTCAGCGGCTTATCGGTCTGGATGTAGTAAGGCGGCGCGATACCCGATTCGACCAACCCTGCGACATGACGTGAGAGGGTCGCCGCTGCAGTCATCCGTGCACCGCCCGCCTCGAGCGGACCGACTCCCCGGAGCGACCCGGGCTGCCTCGTGTACTGGATGTGCAGCATGTCTTCGTCGGGCACACGGAAGGAGCCAATCCAGAATCCATCAGAACGGACATCCACGTACGCAGCGGGGATCACCCGGAACCGTGCTGGCTGGTTGTTGAAGTCGCGGGCCATGCAGAGAATGAATACCTCGCCGAGCTGGTACTCCCAGAAAGCTTCCTTTGCGAAGTCATCCCACGACACGTACTTGTCGGGGTCTGGGTTGCCCATCCACGATCGAGCTGGAATTACCTGCCCATCGCGCGTCAGGTAAGGGGGCATCGACCCGATCACCGAAGCGTTCAGATCAAGGCAAGCCCACGCCGTGTCGACCAGCGAGTTGAAACGGTTGTAGCCATCCCACGTCGGGTCGAGCCAGTCAGTCGGCCAACCCTCCCACCGTGACGGGTATACACCCATCCCGGGAAGGAATGCGGCACGCTGCGCCTGCACTATCGATGTCGGTGGCGGGTCATAAACCGAGACCGGTTCCTGCCACACGGGCTCCGCCGTGCGACGGAAACGATCAAACAGACCCATCCGGGACTCCAATCAAAAGATGCCCGACCATGTTTCGACCGAGATGGAAGCGTGATGCGCGAGAGTGACGGCCTCGAGTGCGGAGATGTCACCAGAGCGTCGAGCGAATACGTTGCGATCGCCGATCTTCCGCCATGCAGCAGCTACCGTCGCCGCATCGAGATCAGGGTAGGAACCATGCTCGACTTCGCCAGCCGCGACAGCCTGCACAAGATCAGCTACCGCCTGGATGTATCGATCAGTACCGATCGGCTCGAGCACTACACCCGCTGCTTCAAGGTCTGGCATCAGGAAGGAGGCGGGACCGCCCTTATCGATGACGACCGGACGGTCGTACTTCATTGACACTCGAGCTACCTCGGCGACAAAAGCCCGACGCTGCGAGACCGGCAAGCGAGTCAAAAGCCCCAGGTGCGGTTTACCCCCCGGCAGCACAGCGCCGAACGACAACCACGTACCGTCAGGGTCCGACGCGACACCCAGCCCTATCGGCGCACCAACGCGGACAGGAGCCGCTAGGTCGCCCCACTTCGGGAGCACCTTCGACCCGCCAGCCATCAGCAGGAACGGCCACACATTCAAGTACTGGGCAGCCCACCCACGCAACGGGTCCGGGTCGTCAACCTCAGGGTCAGACTCTCCAGCCCTCGCGGCTTTCCACTTCTCGGTCACTAGACGCTCACGATCATCCGACCAGTGAGGGGACGATGCGCGCCACGTCGCTGGGTCGTCCATGTCGGAGTCCGGGTGCGCTCCCCAGAAGAGCAGAAGCGTGTCATCCGAGATGTCACGAAGCGCGTTCATCAAACGACCACGCATCAGACTCGACGCCTTCACGTGCGCCGTCGACGTCATGTGCAACTGGGGCGACAACCGCTCAAGCAGCGCCGGCTCGATACCATCCGTGATCACATCCGGCTTGATATCCCAAGCCTCATCGACCTGGCCGTAACACACGTCATACCCGTAAGCCCCATCAGGAGCCCGCAAAATCCAGCGGTCCGAATCCTCATCCTCGAGAACGCGAATCTCCTGACCACCAGCGCGCTTCATCACGGTCCACCCGCGCTTATCAGCCCACGCCCACGACTTCGCGTGGATCTCCTTGCCGATCATCAGGTCCTTCGACACCAGCATCGATAACTGCGTCTCGCCAAACAACTCAGCATGAGCAGTGCGCCACACCGCCGACTGACGCAACCGAACCGACTTGCCGATGCGCCGCGGACCCGACTCGATCACATCCCGCCACACCAGAACACCATCGGCGTCATGCTCGTACTGCCGAATGATCGCAAGCTCCTGCCACCACCTGGGAGGCTTCCACCCCCCCGAACGCCCCCAGCTCAAACCCTCACGCTTCGACCATTCGATCAATTCGCGCCCATACGAACCCACCGCGCGCGGATGCGGACCAGACATGGCCAAGGGAGCAGCAGAATCAGCCGGAATGTCCAAAAGGTGCTCAGCCCACGCAGAACGAGCACCCAACATCGGGTCACCCCGCGATTTCAGAACCTCCGCCAGAGACACGCGAACAGCAGCCTCAGAAGCCATTCCGACCCCCGGGAGAGAAAAGAAAGAC